GCTGCCCATCATCCCCCCGCCCCCGCCACCCCAGCGGCGCGCACATCCCCGGCGGCCCCTCCTCCAGATACACCCGCACCCACCACGGCACGATCGACACCCCTGTCATCCATCTGTACAGCCAAGCCACGCTTCTGTCACGAAACCAAATCTTCATGAATTCCCCCTCCGAACCCCCCAACGCCAGTACGTGCGCCACCGATGCACGCAGTAATTCGCGGCTCTCGCGCTGGTCCTGGCCGTGCCGATTCAGCTCTGCGCGCATAATCTCAAGCACCCCTTTCAATCGTCAGTTTCCACCACCCGGACCTATTTGTGTCCTAAGTAAATCATACACTTACATGCCATTCTAATCTATTCTGTAGAGTAGTATAGATATGTATATATTACCGCTATGGGGTAGGGGGTGCAAGGTGCACGAATAACATACCGTCCTATATTGGTCCTGAGAATGGAGCATTTTGCCCTGAGGCCCCCACCGCGTTTTCACCCCCTGTCGACCAGAAAAGGAACACACAGTGGCCCCAGCTTGGCGCCCTGACCCGCAAGGCCCGCTGTTGCGCTCCCAGCCTCGTAATTGTATCTATCCGTCATGGACACCATCACACCTCCCCCAGTGGTTGCGCCCCGCTCCCGGCACCAGGGCGCGAAGTCGAGCCGGAAGAAGGGCCGGCGCCGCGGCGCGCCGTGCAAGTATCCCTGGCACACCCTCGAGGTCGGGCAGAGTTACTACCTCCGCTGCGATTCCGATGTCGAATACGAGTCGGTGCTCCATGCCGTCTATCGCCAGAACCGGATCGGCCTCGAACGCGGCATCCCTGATCGGTTCCGGATGCCGGACAAGCGCACGCCGCACCCGGACGACCCGGCGGTGCCGTGCTGGGTCATCCAACGGTACGCATGACAGCACCACGCCTGCCCGCCCCCACCGAGCCCGACCCCATCCCCGCTGGCCGCGGTCAAATGCTGGTCGACGCCGCGACCGATACCGCCGCACTGCTCGCCGCCGGCCACTTCACGCCGGACCTGGCGCGCCGAGCTGGGCGCCTCGGCATCCCGATTCCCGATGCCGGCCCCGATGGCTACGGCCTCAACCCCGCCGAGATCCTGGACGGGCTGTCCGACCTGGCGGACTACGACCCGGCCGCAGCGATCGGTCCCGATGGCTCCGTCCTGCCGATGCATACTTGGCCGCCATCGCTCCGCCGCGCGCTGGCGTCCCTGACGGTGGAGACGAACGCCGGCGGCGTCGGCACCATCACCCGCCTCAAGTTCGCGCCCCGGACGCCGGCCTACGCGCTCCTCGCCCGGTTCCGCGGCATGGAACCCAAGAGCAAGGCGGAGGAGATCGTTGAGGACCTGGCCGCACTGGTCCGCGACGCGCGCGAGCGCGCACGGGTTGAGCGCACCGCGAGCCCGGCGCCGGCACTCACCGCCGTGGACATCACACCCGCTGCACCCTCCCTCCCTGACGACGCCACGCCCGACGCCGATGGTTGATTCGAGGCCGATCGAAGGCCCCCACCCCCCACCCGACTTCGGGGTTTCGTTCGTCGAGCGGGCGCGGGGTGGTCCTTCGACATTTCGGGAATTTTTCTGGGAATTTTTCCCAGCGTTTTCCGGGGAGTGTGTGCGATGAGCCGCAGTGCTGCGACTAGGGAGTTAGCGGCGGACATGGGCCGGTTCGCGACGGACCCGTTGGGGTGGGTGCGGTATGCGTTCCCGTGGGGGGTGGCGGGGACGGACCTGGCGGAGATTGAGGGGCCGGAGGCGTGGGCAGTGCAGTTGTTGGGGGAGTTGGGGGATCATCTGCGGGGGCAGCAGGGGAGTCGCGGTGGGGCCGGGGTGCAGTCGGTGCCGTTCCGGAAGGCAGTGGCGAGCGGGCACGGGATCACGAAGAGTGCGACGGCGGCGCAGGGGAGCCTGTGGGCGTTGTCGACGATGGAGCAGAGCCGGGGGATTATCACGGCGAACACGGACACGCAGTTGCGGACGAAGACGTGGCCGGAGTTGGCGAAGTGGTTTCAGTTGTGCATTACGCGGCACTGGTTCGAGATGACGGACACGAAGATCGCGAGTGTGGACCCCAGGTATGAGAAGAACTGGCGGTTGGATCGGGTGAGCTGGAGTGAGCACCGGCCGGCGAGTTTTCAGGGGTTGCACAATGCGCGGAAGCGGGTGTGGGTGGTGTTCGACGAGGCGGCGGGGATCCCGCAGGCGATATTTGATGCCCAGGAGGGGGCGCTGACGGACCCGCAGACGGAGATCATCTGGTGGGTGTTCGGGAACCCGAACAATCCGAGCGGGCCGTTCTACGAGTGCCATCATCGGTACCGGAAGTTGTGGAACGCGGTGAGTGTGGATAGCCGGACGGTGCGGACGCATAACCCGCGGCAGGTGCAGGAGTGGTTGGAGCGGTACGGGGAGGATCACGACTTTTTCAAGATCAGGGTGCGGGGCGTGTTCCCGGCGCAGGGCGCGCACCAGTTGATCTCGCGGTTGGATGTCGACGCGGCGGCGACCAGGGAAGCGACGTGTAATCGCTTGGACCCGCTCGTGGTGGGTGTGGACGTGGCACGGTTCGGCGGGAACAAGACAGTGATCCGGCGGCGGAAGGGGCGGGACGCACGGACCTGGCCGGTGGTGGAGTTGATGGGGGCGGACGGGCCGACGGTGGCGGGGCATGTGGCGAGGATCGTGCGGGAGCATCAGAAGCTGGGCGACGCGGTGGCGGCGATATTCGTGGATATTACCGGCGGGACGGGGGCGAGCCCGTTCGATTTTCTGGTGAGCATGGGGTACACGCCGACGCCGGTAAACTTCGGGGAAGCGAGCCCGGACCCGGACTGCGCGAATCGCCGGAGTTATATGTGGTGCCAGATGCGGGATTGGCTGAAGACGGGCGGCGCGATCGACGATCACCCGCGGCTGAAGGAAGACCTGGCGCAGCAGACGTACGGGTACGCCGGGAAGGACAGCCCGAAGATCCTGCTGACACCGAAGGACATGATGATCGCCGACGGGATGGAGAGCCCCGATCATGGCGATGCGCTGGCGCTGACGTTCTACGCGCCGGTGGCGGCGGAAGGACTGCGGACCCAGGAGCAGGAGGGGATGACCGGCGCGCGGAGTGCAATCTGGGAGTACGACCCGTTCGAGGAACCGAGCGAGCGGCGGCTGCAGTGAGGCACCGCGACCGGACGACGGGCGGTCGGCGGACGAGGGAGTCGGGCTATCGTCACGGCTAAGTGTTGACAAAATGTGGAGATGTGGATTAGTATGGCGTAACCACCACAGGGGTTATGCCTGATGGACTGCAGTGCATGTGCATAGCCGGTCCCCCGCAGATTCAGGTCCCCGCTCCTCCCCCGACGCCCCAAGACGCCGGAGTCCGCGCCGCACGGGCCGCGGCACTCCGGCGTCTCTCCTCTGCGGCGGGTCGGGCCTCGACGATCCTGACGGGACCGGCTGGCGTGCCGGGGCAGACGGCACCCGCGGGCAAGCAGTTGCTGGGAATGTGACGTGACCGCCGCCTACCAGGCCCCGCAGTTGAAGGCCCCGACCTCCGGGGCACCCTCGGAATCCCCCAAGAAACGGTGCATGGCCCGCCACGCGGCGCTCAAGGTGGAGCGCGAGACGTGGCGCTCGCACTGGGTTGACCTGGGAGATTTTATTTTGCCCCGGCGCCAGCGGTGGTTGAGCACGGATATTAACCGCGGCGGCAAGAAGAACGGGAACATCATCGACTCGACCGCGACGTTCGCCGTGCGGACCCTGCAGTCGGGCATGATGACCGGGATGACCAGCCCCGCGCGCCCGTGGTTCCGGTTCACGGTGCCGGATCAGGACCTGGCGGAACACGGCGGCGTGAAGGACTGGCTGTACGAGGTGGAGCTGCGAATTCGGCAGGTGTTCGATCGGTCGAATCTGTATAACTGCCTGCCCACGATTTACGGGGATGTCGGCGTGTTCGGCACCGCCGCGATGGTACTGCTCGAGGATCAGAAGTCCGTGATCCGCGGCTACCCGCTGGCGATCGGGACGTACTACCTGGCGACGGATGCGACCGGCCGGGTCGACACGATTTTCCGCGAAATCCAGATGACCGTCCGCCAGATCGTGACCGAGTTCGGTGGCGACGACGGTGGGAAGCGGGCGCCGAACGAACCGATCGACTGGACCTACATCTCGGACCGGGTGCGGAACGCGTACCAGGCGGGCGGGGCGCAGTTGGAGACGTGGATTAACGTCATGCATGTGATCGAGCCGAACGACAGCCAGATCCTCGGGCGGGCCGACTACCGCGGCATGGCGTACCGGTCCGTGTACTACGAGATGGACGGCCCGAGTGACGGCGCGAACGGCGGGTATCTCCGGGAGTCCGGCTACCAGGACCTCGTGTTCATGGGGCCGCGGTGGTCGGTGACCGGCGAGGATGTCTACGGCTCGAGCCCCGGCATGGACGCCTTGGGCGACATCAAGGCGCTGCAGTTGTACGAGAAGCGGGCCGCAATGGTGATCGAGAAATTGGCGAACCCGCCGATGAACGCGCCGGCGGCCCTGCGCGCCCAGCGGGCGAGTCTCCTGCCGGGCGACGTGAACTACGTCGACGTGGCGAGCGGCGGCCAGAAGTTCGAGCCCGCATATGCGCCGGACGCGCGGGCCGTGGAACTGATCGCCCGGAAGCAGAGCGAGCACCAGGACCGGATCAAGCGGGCGTTCTATTCCGACCTGTTCCTCATGCTGACCGAAGGCGGCGCCGGCGTCCAGCCGATCTCGGCCCGCGAGGTCGACGAGAGGCACGAGGAGAAGTTGCTGATGCTGGGACCCGTGCTCGAGCGGCTGACGAACGAACTGCTGTCACCGATTATCGACCGGACGTTTGGCATCCTGCTCCGCCGCGGGATGCTGCCGGACCCGCCGCAGGAACTGCAGGGCGCCGACCTGAAAATCGAGTACATCAGCATCCTGGCCCAAGCACAGCGTCTCGTGGGCACGGCCGGGATCGAACGGCTGTCGCAGTATGTCGTCTCGCTGGCCGCCGCGAACCCCGAAGCGATGGACCGGCTGGACATGGACGAAGCGATCGACGCGTACAGCGACATGCTCGGCACCCCGCCGAAAGTGGTGCGGAGCGACGACGAAGTGGCCGCGATACGGGCGCAGCGGGCGCAGCAGCAGAAGCTGCAGGCGGCCGCGGCCCAGGCGGGGCCGATGGCGAAGGCCGCCAAGGACGCCAGCGAGACCAGCATGGGTGGCGACACGGCGCTCACGCGGGCGCTGAGTGGTGGCGTGCCCGGCGTGGTCGGTCCTGCCGGCGCACCCGGCACCCCTGGCGTGCCGGTGACGCCGGGCGTCCCGGCGGGGCGAGCGGCATAAGTGGCTCGAGACAGCGCATCGAACGAAGGACAGATCCGCGCGATCCGGCAGGCGCAGTCACTGGAAGCGGAACAGCTCGCAGCGGATTTCGCGGCAGTGCTGGGCAGTCGGGCCGGACGCCATGTGCTCTGGTCGCTGCTCGAGGACGCGGGGATGTACGGCTCGACGTTCCACGAGAACCAGGCGTGGGCCGCGTTCCGCGAGGGACAGCGCAACGTCGGCCTGCAGATCCTGGCGACGATTAACGAAGTGGACCCGACGGCGTACGTGACGATGATTCAGGAACACCAGAAGAAACCGGCCGAACCGCGGCCAGAAAAGGGAACTGAGGATGCCTGACGCTCCTGCTGTCGCTGATCCGCCGGTCGCACCACCGCCGGCCATTCCCCCTGCCGTTCCCCCGGTAGTGCCGGGCGAAGCCACCGCGACCCCACCCGCGACCCCTCCTGCCACGCCGCCCGCGACACCGCCGGCGGACGGCAAAAAGGGCGCGGACGGGAAGCCGGCGGACGCGGTGCCCGAGTCGTATACGGTGACCCTGCCCGAAGGGTTCAAGGACCTGAACAAGCCGCTGCTGGACCAGTTCACGCCGATCGGCAAGGAACTGGGACTGACGCAGGCCGCTGCGGACAAACTGATCGGACTGCACGCCGAGGCGCTGAAGCAGTACGCCGCGAGTCAGGACGCCGCCTGGAAGGCGACGACCGCTCGCTGGGGCGAGGAACTGAAGGCTGACCCCACACTCGGGGGCGCCCAGATGGCGACGACGCTCGACGTGGCGCAGAAGGCGCTCAAGCAGTTCGGGGACGAGAAACTGGTGGCGTTCATCGAAGCCTGGGGCCTCGGGAACCAGCCGGATTTCGTCCGCATGATGGTGAAGGTCGGCAAGGCGATCGGCGAAGATGGATTCGTGAAGCCGCCCAGTGCGGGTGGCGGATCTGGCGTCCGACCGACCGATGGACAGGTCCTGTACCCGACGAAATCAGCGTAACGACTACTGCGGCGCCGATGGCGTCGCCTCACAGCGGAGTTTCGCATGACCACTCTTGGCGCTACCGCCTACACCTACGCCGACTGGGTTACGAAGGTGAACCCGGATGGCACGCAGGCGCGCATCGTGGAACTGCTCTCGCAGGAAAATCCGATCATCACCGATGCCGCCGTGGTCGAGGGCAATCTGCCCACCGGCCATACGTCCGTCATCCGGACCGGTCTGCCGGCCGGGACCTGGCGCCTGCTGAACTACGGCGTCCAGCCCGAGAAGTCGAACACCATGAAGGTGACCGACTCCTGCGGTATGCTGGAGACCTACGCCCTGCTCGACAAGGCGCTGGCGAACCTGAACGGGAATTCAGCCGAGTTCCGTGCCAGCGAGTCGATCGCGTTCCTGCAGGGCATGAACCGCACGTTCGCGACGACCCTGTTCTACGGGAACACCGGCACCAACCCCGAGAAGTTCATGGGCTTCGGGCCGCGGTTCTCGCTCACCACCGCCCAGAACGGCGGCCAGATCGTCGATGCGGCCGGCGCCGGCGGCGACAACACGAGCATCTGGTTCATCAACTGGAGTGACCGCACCAGCCACCTGATCTTCCCCAAGGGCGGCCGGTCCGGTCTCATGCACGAAGACCTCGGCCAGCGGACGGAAATCGACTCGTCCGGCAACCGGTACGAGGCCCTGACGGACCACTACAAGTGGGATGTCGGTCTCGTCGTGAAGGACTGGCGGTACGTCAGCCGGATCGCGAACATCGACGTGTCGGATCTGGCGACGGCGGGCGCGTCCGGCTACAGCGGCGCCAACCTGCCCAACCTGCTCATCAAGGCGATGCACAAGCTGTATACGCTCGGGACCGGCGGGAACACGGTGATCTACTGCAACCGCACCGTGTCCACCGCGCTCGACCTGATCGCGGCCAACAAGACGAACGTCTGGCTCTCCACGATGGAGTATGCCGGCCAGATGGTGACCGCGTTCCGCGGCATCCCCATCCGGGTCTGCGACGCGATCACCAACGCCGAGGCCAAGGTCCTGTAGCATCCTGACCGACGACTCTCACTATGGCGCTGCGGCGCCATGAGGATGACGCAATGATTCTCGACAAGCAGAACCTGTTCTCCGACTCTCAGGTGATCACGGCCGATGCGGGGTCGACGAATGTGATCGACACCCAGTCGTCGTCGATCGTCACCGCGTTCAACGGGACCAGTGTCCTGCGGGACGTGGGCAACGCACTCGACCCGAACCTGCGGGTCTTCGCCTGCGTGACCGTGGACTTCGCCACCATCGTGTCCATGCAGATCAGCCTCCGGACCGACACCGATGTGGCGTTCGGCACCGAAGTGATCCTCTGGACCTCGCGGCTGTTCCTCCTGGCCGAGATGGTGGCCGGGTTCCAGTTCCCGCTGCCGAACGTCCCGAGCAAGTGCAGCCGCTATCTCCGACTGTACTACGATGTGAACACCTCGGCCACGCTGGGCAAGATCACGGCCGGCCTGGTGCTCGACAAGCAGCTCAACCCGGCATAGTTGCCGGCCAACCGGAGCGCGCCGTCGATTCGGCGGCGTGTCTCCTTGGAGTGTCCCATGCGCGTGCGGTGTCTCACGACTTGTACCGTCGGGGTCGCGTACTTCGAGGCAGACCACATCTATGCGTGGCCGGACGATCTGCCGCTCGTCAAGCACTTCGAGCGGGCCGCAGATGACGCCCCGATTCTCCGGCAGGATGAACTCGTCGTGCCGGAAGCGCCAACGCCAGTGATCCCGATGGCGACTCTCACGCCGCGGCCGGAGTACACCGGACCGCTGACCATGCACGGGATGGCGCAGCAACAGGGCGCGGAACTCCTCATCAGTGAGGCCGATCCGCGCGTACCGAGAGGAGTGGTCTGATGACGTTCGCTGACATCTGGTCGAAGGTCCGGGCGTGGCTGGCCGAGAACGGGCACTGGCTGTTCGTGGTCGGCTTCGCCGCGGGCTACGTGCTGGGCAAGGGATGGCTGGGGAAACTACTGTGAGCATCCAAATCGGCGTGGCACTCGTGCTGTTCCTGGTGCTGCTCGTCCTCTGGTTTGCGGTGCCGAAGGCGCGGGAAGTGATTGAGGCAGCGTTCTACTGCGCGGGCCTGAGTTGGTTCGCGCTGCAGTTGTTCCTTCGGTTCCACGCATGAAGACGGCTCTCCTGGCGCTGCTGCTCGCCGTGCCCGCGGCGGCGCAGACGAAAGACTCGCTCGTCTCGAGCCGCGCCGATACCACGTTCGGTCCGGTGCGGGTCACCTATACGAATGTCTACGTCCGGGTGCCGGTGGATACGACCACGCCTCCGGTTACGCCGCCCTCCGGCGGTGGCAATCTCGCCACCATGACGTTCGAGTCGGGGACGTTCGAGGGGCTGACGGATGGCGGCGGCGGGAAGCCGGTCAACGGCTTGATTGCCAGCAGTGGCTGCTACGCGGGTTCCAAGTGCTTCGACGTCAATATTGCCGCCTCGGCGAATGATGCCGGCGGGTCGGGGTATTGGGTGGGCTCCGGCGCATCCTACTCTGATCTGTGGGCGAGCTTCGCGCTGAACATCGTCAAGAATCCGATGCAGGGCGGCGTGCAAACTCAAAAGCTCTTGATCTTTCGCAACGGCGGAAGTCAGGGGCTCTTGGGCGAGTTCGTGTCGCAGTACGGGGCGTGGATTTGGTCGTGGCTGTTCACCGAAGGGACACAGTTCTATCCCTCGGGGATGCCCAATCCGGCCGTGCCGGGGTGGCACCGTTACAAGGTCCACTTCCACTGTGCCGCCCCCGCGACCGTGAGTGTCGGCGTCGATGGCGCAGAGAATGTGTGGGTACAGAAAACGAAGGCTGGTGGTGGCTGCGCGAGTCTACCAACCACGATCACCTTCGGCGGCACGCTCAACGCCGGCTCCGGCGCCTCCCACTTCCAGTTCGACAACATCAAGATCGGCACCACCGATCCGGGGTGGCCCTGATGTCGCTGATCCTCCTGCACCCACCGCTCACGCGCACCCGCTGGAACTCTCCAGGGGGTGGTGGAGGCGGTGGCGGGGGTGGCGCATCGGGCAACCTGGCCAACGTGGACTTCGAGGATGGCACCTTCGGCGTGATGTCCTCGGTCGTCAGTGTGGTGAGCGGGACTGGCGTCTCGGTTGTCGCCACGTCGCCGTTTGCCGGAACCAAATGCTGCGACCTCACGGCGCCCAGCGCCAGCACGGATCAGGGGGTTCGGCTCGACTACTCAACCGGCGTCGGCCGGAACGAATGGTGGATCACCTATGCCCTCTATTGGGTGACCCGGCCGCTCGACACGTTCCCCGGCACCCAGAAGTTCACCATCTTCCGGAATGATGGCGGCTCGCCCAACCAGTTTGGCGAGATGAACGTCATCAACAACAACTGGATCTGGAACTGGTTGTTCACCGATGCGGGCGCGGGCAACATCACGCTGGGCGAACTCGGCACCGTCGCCTCCTATGTCGGGGTCTGGAATCGGCTCAAGCTGCATTACAAGTTTCTCGGTGCGGGACTCGGGACGACGATCACGTTCGGCAAGAACGGTGTCGATGCCCTGCGGACGATCCATACGACGCAGGACCAGGCCGGTGTCCCTTCCCGGCTCACGGTGGGCGGAACGCTGAACGCGAATAGCGGCGCCAGCCACTTCCGGCTGGACAATATCCATATCGGTACGGCTGATCCAGGTTGGGATTGATCCTCACAAGGAGTGCATGATGCCTGATCCTGTCTGGGCGGTTGAAGTCGAGAGCACCGCCGACGCCAAGGACAACCCCAAGGGCGCGACGCCGCAGCGGCTGATCTACCATCACCAGGCGCCGACGCTGGAGCACGCGCACGCCCACGTCAAGAAGCTGACCGATGCCAAGATCCTGAAGTCCTGGACCTTCCGGCACGCCGACCGGTCGATGGGCGTTGAGCCGTTGCCGAACGGGGGGATGCCCGAATGACGACCCTCCACGCCAGTTACACGGGCGACTGCATCATCGGGAACACGATCAACCACAAGTTCTCGACGTTCAATCTGAGCGATGTGCCGGTGACCCTTGCGGGCTCGCCGGTCATCTCGATCTACGTCGGCAGCGGGACCACCGAACTGACGGCGGGGATCACCCTCACGGTGGACTTCGATGGCCGCACGGGGATGCACAACATCGCGGCCGTCCTGACGACTGGCAATGGGTACGCCAACAAGACCGACATTCAGATGGTGGTGACCACGGGCACGGTCAACTCCGTGTCGGCAGTGGGCTCCGTGGTCGGCATCGGCTCGATCGGTGGGCGGTCACCGTGGGATGCTGCCACGACCCAGTTCAAGAATGGCGTTTCCTTCGGCCTCGCGCTGAGCGATCTGCGGAGCGGCACGGCTCAGGCGGGATCAACCAACACGATCACGCTGGACGCATCTGCGTCCTCCACCAATCGCACCTATGTGGGGTGCTTTATCGGTGCGCCGCAGGGCATCGGCGTCGGTCAGTATTCGCTCTGCATCGACTACGATGGCACGAGCAAGGTGGCGGTCCTCGCCGATGTGCAGGCGACGGCGTTCACCAGTGCCACGAACTTCTCGATTCGGCCCGGCCCAGGACTCGCGGCGCTCGGGATCATCGACTGCGGCACCGCACAGTCCGCCTCCGCGACCGGCATCGTGGGACGGTCGGCGGCTGCGTTTGACGACCACACGCTGATCGGTGCGACGCTCTGGGTGTTCGGCTCGAACCAGGGCTACTGGCAGCGCCGCCTCATCACGGAAAACCTGCTGTCGGGCGACGCGTACACGACCGACACCTTCGATGTGACTCCGACCGGGACGATCTATTACATGATCTTCGGATCGGCACCGGGCTCGACGGCCGTGCCGCCGCAGGTCGATGTCCGGCAGTGGATCGGGACGGCTGTTCCCGCGCCGACCGTCGCCGGCTACCCGATGGTGATTCTGAAGGCGGCGCCGCAGGTCAAGAAGAACGTGGCGCTGGCGAACTTCCCGTTCGTCATGACCGTGGCCGGTGTGCCGACAGCGGGGCTCACCGTCACCGCCACCCGGAGTCTCGATGGTGCGGCGTTCGCCGCCTGCGCCAATGCGGCGAGCAGTCTGTCGGCGGGGTCCTACAAGATCAGCCTCAATGCCACGGACCTGAACGCCGATACGGTCCAACTCCGGTTCACGGCGGCGGGTGCCGACGATACGTTCCTGACCATCGTCACGACCGCGGCCTCCTGATGCGGCCCTACACGGTGCCGGAGCGGTACGCACCGCTCCCGACGGACAGGAAACTCACCCCAGACGAGATGGGGGAGTTCATGGTGGTCACTGAGGAGCCGCGCCGGGCGACGGCTGAAGAAATCGAGCAATGGCTGAAGCGGAAACAGATGCCGGAGCCGATTGCCCCGGCGCTGGCTGCCATTCCGATCACGCCGGACATGGCACCGATCCTCCGCGAGCTGATTCGGAACCAGATGAAGATCCAACTCTACGTCACCCAGCGGGCCGATTTCGAGCGTCGGCGTGACGTTGGTACAC